TTGTCAAATGTTAAATCATCAAATGTCATTATATTTTCATCTCCATTTGAACACCTTCGCCACGCCATATTTTCCAGGCATCACTGGCTTTCTCAGGTGTAGTAAATCCAAGGCCGCCTATACCGCACCAAACTAAACCTTGGTCTATTTTGTAAACTTCATATGCTTGGGTAACAGTCATGTTTTCATCCATGCCTTGGTCCAAGGCATTAATAAGCCAGTCAAGTGTCTTACCATAAAATTTAGCACGTCTTTCTAAAACAGTCATTGCGCCTTTGATTTTCATTTTACTACCTCTTTGTTTAACTTACTCTTATAATATATAGTAAAACGTTTTACCTGTCAACAAAAAAAGGCAAGAATAAATCCTGCCTTTTCAAGTACTTGTAATTTTTTTAAAAGTTATTAGCCGATAACAAAGCCTAACCCAGTACTGCCTTCAGCGTATAGGGTTAAATCTTGCTCTAGTTTATCTAAATCTGCTTCCGCAGACGCTCTTAGAACGTCGGCATTAAGCGTTGTGCCGCCTTGTGGACCAGCAATAGTGTTAAACTTACCACGTGCTTCAGCAAGCATTAGACGTGCATGAGCAAATGCATAATCTTTAATCCACGGCTTGGCGTATACGTCTGCAAATAGTGTTTCTTCTGGTCTATTGTTATATACGTGCAAATAACAATCATCATCTGTTTTAACACGACGATGTAAAAATAAAGAGTGGCTGGTGTGGTTCCAAGTAAATGTATATTCTGCACCAAACAATCTGCCCAGTGTTTCGCGATGTTGTGCAAGTGAGTCATACACTGCTAATCCGCCAGCTCTGCCGCTGTGCATCATATATGTATTAAGATACTGTGCTTCAAATGGTTCAAAATCATTACCTGTTGTTCCACTTACACCATTACTACGTCTATATATGTCTTTGACTTCAATAATCTCGTTTGGTAGTGTATATTGGCTAATTTCAGCTTGTAGGCGCAAATGTATAAAACTTTCCTCAACAGCGTTTTCACTGCGCTGTCTGTACTTGTCTAATGCCTTGTCAAGAGCAAGATTGTAATGTGCCGGGTCAAGTTCAACATCTACCATGCCTCCGCCCAGTCTTACTTCCATTTCTTTAATTATTGCGTCACGTAGTGCCATATGATATACTCCTATACAATATTTATGCAATCTAGAAGAACTTGAATAGATAAATATCATAAAGGATTTAGTTTATGCCAAGACTTAGCTTGTGGAAACCCACTAAAACAAATGATTATTATTTCCTGGATAACTCTATTAGAGAACAATTTCAGATAGGAGGCACTGGCGCTTATGTACACAAGTATATTGGTCCACAGTCTTTGGGCGAAACAGATGATCCAGCACAACCTAATTATACAAGTGGTATGGAAACTGACCCACTAACTGGTGAATTTACCAACATGGATGGTATTGTAAACGAAACCAAAATACAAGATTTGTTATTCATGGAAAACCGTGATCGTAAGTATGATAAAGATATTTACGAAATGCGTGGAGTTTACAATGTAAGCGATAACGACTTTGATTTAACTCAGTTTGGTTTATTTCTAACAAATGATGTACTGTTTATGACATTCCACATGAATGAATGTGTAGATGTTATGGGCAGAAGATTAATGCCAGGCGATGTTATTGAGTTACCACACTTGTTGGATGACTTAGCACTTGATGCAAATCGTGAACCTATTCCAAAGTTTTATGTTGTACAGGATGCCAATCGTGGTAGTGAAGGATTTAGTGCAACTTGGATGCCACATATCTGGCGTGTTAAGTTATCTCCAATTACAGATAGCCAGGAGTACGCAGATATACTTGGCACTGCTGAACAAGAAGACAGTCTTAAAAATGTTATTAGTAGTTACAAGAAAGAACTGGATATCAGTAATGCAATTGTGGATGCAGCTGAAGCGGCAGACCCAGCAGGCAAGCCACTGGCTGACCATTTGTTTGGTGGTGTTGACCAACATCCAAGTCATGAGTCCGGTCAGGATGAAACTTGGAGTTATGGTGAATCACTTTCTTCAGGCAACAGTTTTCCAGCTAGTCCAAACGAAGGTGACTATTTTGTACGTGCTGACTTTACACCAAACCGACTATTTGTAAGACGTGGAACCAAATGGCATAGATTGTATGATAATATTACAGCTCAAACATGGAGCAGTAAAACATACAATGCTGAAGAATTTATTAACAACACAGAAAACACAGTTATTGGCGATGATGGAATAGAACAAGCTGAAAGACAGAGCTTGAGTCAAACCATACTACCTAAACCAGATGTAGGATAACCGAATGCAATATTTTTATGATAAACAGATGCGCCGATACATACAACAGTTTATAAGACTGTTTAGTGGATTCAGTGTTGAAATGGGTACTAAAGAAGATGGTACAAAGATTTACCAGACTGTGCCTGTGCGCTATGGTGATGTTAGCCGTATGGCGGCACACATAGTAAAAGACAACAGTGAGAACGTGGTTAATGCAACACCGTTTATTAGTTGTTATGTAAGTGACATGAGCATTGCTCCTGAGCGCCGTACACATGCACAACACAGTGATAAAGTACAAGTGTTTGAAAAGAAATACGACAACAGCACAAATGCATATTTGGATGAGCTGGGTGATACATATGAGATTACACGATATCAACCAGTGCCGTATAATTTACAAATGCAGGTTGATATTTGGACCAGTAATACAGAACAAAAATTACAAATGTTGGAACAAATACTAGTGCTGTTTAATCCTAGTTTAAATATACACACAACCAATAATCCTTTTGACTGGACAAGTTTAAGTTATGTTGAGCTTACTAACATGACATGGAGTGTACGCAGTGTACCAAGTGGTGTTGATGAAATTATTGATGTCAGTACACTACAGTTTGAATTACCTATCTATATTAGTCCACCTGTTAAAGTACAAAAGCAGACACTAATACACACTATATTAAACAACATTAATCAGGTTGACGACGATAACCTTGACAGTTTTAAACTGGGCGAAAGTTTTACTTCACAGTTTCAAAATTATAAAATAATAACACTGGAAAATTATAAGTTGCGTTATGAAGATAATTATGCTACAATATTAAGTGAGCAGGGCGGGAATTTTGATTCCAGTGGCAATGCTTTAGATTGGAGTAAAATATTACCTGCATACGGCGAACTGCGTGATGGTATCAGTCAGTTAAGATTACGACAAAGTACTGATCCAACTGACAGCAGCCAGGACGTAATTGGCACTATATCATATGACAGTGTTAACAAACAACGAATAAAAGTTACACTGGATGCTGGAACACAACCAGCCAATACACAAGGCACAGTTGATGCAATTATTAATCCAGCAAATGCTTACCCAGGAGACGGCACATTACCAGCCGCCACCAGTGGGCAACGTTATTTGATACTAGGACAAACCAGCGCCGCTGGAGTGTGGGGATTATCAGCCAACAATAACGATATTATAACTTACAATGGTACAGATTGGACTATTGCTTTTGATGCAAGTGCAATCAGCAATACACACTTTGTAACCAATACTGCAACAGGAGACCAATATGAATGGACCGGCTCGCAATGGCAAAACTCGTTCGAGGGCGTCTACAAAGAAGGCTTCTGGAGACTCTATCTCTAATATGATCACTGCCAGTGGTTGTATATTTTTAGCATTAGATACCGGAAGAGTATGTCTACAATTGCGTGGACGTAAAAGCAGTCACCGAGGAACCTGGAGTTTCTGGGGAGGCAAGGCTGAAAAAACAGAACGTCCTGTTGAAACATTATTGCGTGAACTCAATGAAGAAATCGGCATGTTGCCAGACTTTGAGAAAATATATCCACTGCACAAATTTACCAGTGCAGATAAAAAGTTTATCTACAATGCATTTGTTGTTACAGTATTTGAAGAATTTACACCAGACACCAATGGCGAAAGCAGTGGGTATGCTTGGGTAGATTTAAAATACTATCCACGCCCACTACATCAGGGTGCTAAACTTGTGTTAACAAATAAAGATATGATTGCAAAAATAGAGACTATACTGGAAAGCAAACGTGGTGTTAATGATTTACCCAATTGGCTAGATAGTTTTTAATCTGGCTTTGGGTGTCTTGTTTTAATAGGATCAATAATATCAGCCTTCCAAGCATCTACACCATTGTGATAAATGTAGTCCAATTGCTCTTCAGTGCTAGGATATTCCATTTTCCGTCTAGTAGCATATTGTGATGGCAATGATCTATGTTCCTGTACAAGTTGATTAAACTCTTCCATGGAGTGCTCACGTCTTATTACTGTATCATTTTCATACACAAGATATTGATTATCATTTTCAAGTACAATATCAGCATCAGGAATATCAAGTTCGGTGACACCATCACGAGCTTCTAACTGATTAGGAGTAACTGCTTCTATTTCATTATTTTTTATATATACATACATATTATTTTCCTTATTACCAAGTACTTGGACCTGAGCCAGTTGCTGCTGTCGCCGTACCGGACTCTTCTCTTCCGCCTGAAGCTGTATGAACATGATAAAACGAACTGTATGAGCTACTAGGGTTCATTGTTAAAGTACACGCTTGTAGCGGATATACTCTCCATCGTGCGCTATATACATTATTTTGATATGTAGCACCAGCATACCATACACTAATACCAGCGTTGCCATCTGTAACAACTTTTATTCTTAGATCCGAATAATACAAAGTATATGTTTCTACATAAATGTCTCTGTAGTGCTCTGCGCCGATTTTAGACCATGTGGTAAACACTGTGTTACCTCCACCACCCTGCCATAGAGTTGTATGAAACGGAGTATTAATAGTATATGCATGTCTATATGTTTCATTAATCGATCCGGCGCCATAAAAACTTGGCATCATTAAATTATATGCTTCACTACTATTAGTTATATTAAATGTGTTAGAGCCACCTCGTCCTTCATTAATATGAATTGCAGGTCCTGAAATAATTTTTCCAAGCCCATCTATAGAAATACCTTTAAAACTTGAAGATGAAACAGACCCGCCGGTTCCCATTCTAAGTTGATTATTTGTTGTTCCGGACCAATGATTACCAACAACCATATTAGAACCGCCGGCATCAAAGAATATAAATGGGTCTCCGCCATTATTTGCACTTGTTTTTAAAGCAATTCGCGAATCAACTCCGCCTGCCTGGTTAATTATATTTAAAAACGTAGCATCTGAACTTGATGTTTGTAGTTCCATCTT